ATACACAACTAGCGTGGGTGAAAGTCCCTCTTTAGTGAAAGCCTCAGATGAGAGCACACGATACACAGATCCTAATGCTGGAATCTCTATAGCATCTCTATATAACTTAGCCTGCTCCATCATCTCAGGCTCAGCCTCAATCATTCTCTTAGCATCACCGAATACGATACGTGCCTGATCTCTATCAGCAGCACAACTGTAAATCTCAGAGCCTGGCTCACCCATAAATAAACCCCAGAGTGCGATACCTGAGGATATGGTAGATTTTCCGTTCTTTCTGGCAACGCCCACTAGGGCTGTGCGATGTCTCAGGTGATTATCTGCTCTGACTGCAAATATGTGAGTCAGTAACTCGTTCTGCCAATCCCTAAGAACAATTTGCTCACCAGCTCTACCAGCTACAGTATCTTTAGTCTGGATACATAGAGCGTTAATGAAGTCTGAGACTTCGTGACCTCTACTCGCTAATAGGTTTGATGCTGGAATCGGAGTCAGCCACCTCGGTGGCCACGATTCTGTTCGCTTTTGTGCGCTCACGCAGTTCCTCTATTTTAGATACTCTCTTTACCTCAGCTACACCTAGTCGTGATCTGTCAGTAGGTGTGAAGCCGAGTAAAGATAAGTTAGCGACCAGCTGTCGCTCTAAATCTCTTAACCCTTTTCTTTCCTCGGGTCTGTTATCGGTTAGGACTTTTATTCTGAGATTCCATCTCTCATCTATCATCTCGCATGTCATCAGTAATAATTCAATATCGGTCTGTGGACTTAACCATGTCTGACCCATAGTCCAGACACGATCCCACATTCCTTTAGCAGCATCTGTTACTAATGGTCTAGGTGGTTCTGGGACTTCGTACATAGATGGTAACAAAACGAGTGAGCCCTCTGTGGGTAATGGTCTTTTACCTGGGTTACCTGTGAGCCTTTTCTGCTCAATAGGTTTAGGTGGTCTGCCAGTTCTACTCACTTATGATTCTCTCAGCCGTTTTACCTGTTAGGGTTTCCCATCTATCTATTATGACATCACAATACTTTGGGTCTAATTCTATTCCGTAACACCATTTATTTAATTGTTCGCAAGCCATTAAAGTTGAACCACTACCTAAAAACAGATCAACAATAATTTTAGAATCCTTGCCCCATCTATCTAAAAACCATTTAGCCAATGCGACAGGTTTTTGAGTTGGGTGAACTCTAGTTTCATCTCCTCTTGCTGTGTAGTTAGTTGTTACTAATACTCGAGCGAGTTCTCTTTTATGTGGAGTCTTAGACCAGCAAGTTTCAAATGCGCTACCAAATCTGCCGTCTAGCAAACCTGTTCTTTGTTCATCAGAATATTTATCCCAAATAATCCAACTACCTAAATTAGGATATTTTCTGTTAAGAGTTTCAACATAGTAATCTGCACCCCACAAAAAGATTTCTTTACAATAATCAAAATAGGTAAGAATAAACTCAGCATCAAATAATTTATTATCTGAAATAACTGCATCATACTTTTTACCACCTGAACCCATTTTTGTATAGTCAGTATCTAAATCCATTCCGTATGGTGGATCGGTAAACACTAAATCAGCCTTAGATTGATTCATCAATTTATCAATGGTCTTTACATCAGTAGAATCACCACATAACAATCGGTGATTACCTAAAGACCATAACTCACCTAACTTAACTTTGGGTATGACTTCATCAAAACTCAAAGGCTCATCATCGTCTAGATTTATGACAGGATTTAAAGGTTCGAAGCCAAACTCAGCTACATCCCAGCCAACAGCATCTAACTCAATTAACTGCTCAGACAGAATCTTAGAATCCCACTCAGCTAACTCAGCTGTACGATTATCAGCCAGAGCATAGGCTGTGATTTGTTCAGCAGTCCAATCTGGTGGCACACGAACAATCTGCACCTCAGACCACCCAAGATGCTTCGCAGCAGCCACAGTTCCGTTACCAGCCACAATCACATTGTTACCAGATATAACTATCGGTTTTCGCTGACCAAAACGACTCAGTGATCCTGCAATAGCCTGAATATTCTTACTATCATGTAGCCTTGCATTCTGAGGGTCAAGGATGAGAGCATCTATATTTATGGTTTCTAATTTAAGTGTCATAAAAGCGCAAATCCTATTTGTCGGAAATCTTGACTTTCGCGACTCTGTGTAACTGACTGGGCTCGGGGTCGTGCTCGCTTCACGTCTGGCAGATTATGACCCACCCCCCAGTAACCCGTACGGGGGCTATCTAGGTGGTTTGTTTCCTCTTCTCGAGTTGCAAGATCTGTGTGCGCTGAGTAGTGGACTGGCTGGGGAACCAGGAATGTAGTGGTCGGCTGTCCAGGGATCGTTAGGTCTGTATCCCTCATTACATAACCAGCAGACTGTAGCTGTTTCTCTGACGTGCTTTGCTCTCTTTGCATAATCTCCTTTGTAATGTCGTCTGTCTTTTCTTGCGTCTAGTCGTGCCTGGTACTGGGTCTGGTGGTACTGGCATCTGTTTCCCTTATCTGTTAATCGACCACAATCTAAACATGGTCTTTGGAAGCCCACTCGATGATCCTGCCTGTGCGTAGTGACTTATACCCCTGTATGGGTGCGTGACTAAATGAGTCGTGTTTAACTGCAGCCTGTACAGCTGAGTAGCAGTAATCTTCATGTCTGTCATTCCAGTCTGGTTCGTTAGCGTATGTGACTGCTAGTGCTCCTAGACTTATCGACCCACCTGATCCGATAGCCCAGTATGGGTGTAGTCGTGATATGCCTAATGATGCTGAGATACCAAATGCTCGACCATGTGTGACCAGAATGATTTCTGAATCAGGTAGTTCAGCTACACCATCTTTAGTGTCTAGGCTGAGTTCTTTCTGTGCGCCATCTCTTATGCGTGGTATTACACGCTTTGATATCCACTCGTACCATTTCTGATCTGGTGCTGACTTTAATGTGGTCGGTACTACAGGATATTTTATTTGATATTGTAATACATCACAGGTTCTATCTGCCCCTGATGCTGCTATCAGCCACTCATCTTGCTTAACTATCTTCGGCATGCCAGGCATAGTATGAAACGATTCGTCAGTAATACCAGACTCCGAGCATAGGTATGCGTATTTATCTGACATAGTGACAGCGATAGTCGTCATGACACATCACTATCAGATACGACAGGGTTCTGTCTTTTAATCTCACGCAGTCTCAACTTAGCTGGACTATAACCATTAACTGTTCTGCCTGTAAATCTTTTGGATAGATTGACTGGTCGTTGCTTGAACGCTTTACCGTTAGGTCGGTTGTCATTACGTAATCTCTTAACTGGTTGCTTGCCTTTACTCATCAGCTCTTACCCATCATTGAGTTCTTGCCCTGGACAACATCCTGTGCATGAAGCACACCACCTATGAACGTGGTGGGTATCTCATCACCAGTGGCATTTCTAAAGCACATTATAGATATCTCAGCCTCTAACGCTTCGACCACAGCCTCGCGAGTCATACCCACGATTACACAAGTCCTATCTAATGATTCGTCTAACCCTTTAATTTCTTTGCCATAATGCTCAATCGCATAGTTACGCATCTTAGTCCGAATACGCTGACCTACCTCATCTTCAAATATCTCAGGTGTCACTCCCAGCTCCATAACAGCCATCCTTGTGCATGTGCTTCTGTAGGGTGTTCTGTTACCCATATGTGACATGATCGGCATAACGTAACGAGATTTTCAGGATCAGTAATAGAACCCCCTCTTGCTCTGGTCTTTTTTTCATGCACATCGTGTGATCTATCAGCTGAGCACCTCTGACATATAGGGCGCTCAGATAGCAGTGATTTCACAAGATTCCTGCGTTTCGTTCTATATATTTTCTCAGTCTTAGCTGACCTGTGTCTCATTTGAACCACCAGGTGTTATCTGATTTGATACCAAAGATGTCGTATCCGGGTTCAGGTGGTGGTAATGGGGTTACATCTTTCCTAAAGAGTGTTAGCAGGAATGAAAGTAAGCGCATAGAATAATTGTAGTTGTATTACAGTCGATGTGCGATGGTACGAATAAGTCTGCGCCTAACTTTTATATCAGCATGCATAGGAAATACACGTCTAAGTCTTTCACGCTCCATAGCCGTAAATGAACCCCAGATACCGAATCGTTCCTGCCACCCTTTCTCAAGGCAGTAACCTCGCACTGGACATGACATACATATTTTCACAGCCTTGAGGCATTGTGATGGGATATCTTCACCTGTGAACCATAAGTCTGGGTCATGCTTCCTGCACTCTGCGAACAGTTTCCAGCTGTCAGGTCTAGGACACTCTGCACATATCTGTGTGCCATCTAGCGCGTTGTGCGTGCAGTCTTTTAACATGCGCTAAGTATGGCAGTTCGTTCAACATAATCATGTGACTGGTGTTGTCAGCGAGTCTGTTTCAGTAATCTAATAATGTAATACATCATGCCTAGCTGAATTAGTGTGATGATGGTATCCATTAGTACCCCCAGACTCGTTGATCTGCTCTATCTTTATGGTGCAGGTCAGCATCAGGTTCCCATGTCGGCTGAGAGTTGAGTAACTCATCCCATGACTCATAAATAAAAGTCACTGACCCATCCTCATTATTTCTAGTAATCATTTATTCTTTCCAGGTAATTTGTGGATAGTCCAGGGCAGTGTGAGTAGAAATAAGTAGCATCCCCACACTATGAAGTCGTAAAGTGTCATCGGTTCACCACACATTCGTGAATATTTTCAGCCTCGCACTGCTGATCCGAGATGTAACCTTTATGGCAAGTAACACAGAT